ATGTTGATAGCCGTTATGCCAAGATGGTTAAAATTGGCATTCGTATAATGCGTAGAATGATAGAGAGCGCGCTAGATCACCACAAGAAAGTGCGTATTATTAACGCAACGGGGAACCATGATGATACTAGTTCGATGTTTCTTAATGTTGCATTGGCTAATATCTACGAAAAAGAAAAGCGCGTGACTGTAGACGAAAGCCCAACGCCTTACCATTATGTGCAGTTTGGCAAATCATGCTTTGGAGTGCATCATGGTCACAGCACTAAAATGCCGGCACTACCTGCGGTCATGGCAACGGATAGGCCGCACATGTGGGGCGACTGTACACATCGCTACTGGTTTACTGGTCATATTCATCATGACAGCATGAAAGAGTACGCAGGCTGCAAAGTGGAGTCATTCAGAACGCTGGCGGCGAAAGATGCTTATGCTACATGGGGCGGTTATCGAGCTGGGCAAGATAGCAAGGCTATTATTCTGCATAAAGAGTACGGGGAGGTGGAGCGCCACACGATTAACTTGCAAATGATCTAGGCGCAATGTTAATATAGAAAAATCAAGATGCTCCTCTTGTGTCGGCCTGCTCTAGTTACTCCTTCTAGGGTGGGCTTTTTAATACACTCGCCAAGCCTCTGACAAGTTATAATTTCCCTCCCAATTCTTTTGGTGACAAACTAACTTTATGCTCAAATTGACGCGGGTATTAAACCTAACTATAAGATTCCCAGTATTACCGCTTAGGCGGTTTTTTTATACACGTCACATTCTCACATCTAAAAAACTGATCAATTCGTACATGAACCTATCTAAAACTTAGGCTTGTTTAAACTCTAGTTGATGTAATCAGTTTACACC